GGTCGTTGACGGCTTGTTGGTGTCGACCGAGCCAGGAAGCAGAATGGGCGGCACCGTCGGGTTCGTCGGAGCAGAGCCGCTTGCAAGGATGCCCTTCTCGTAGTCGCGCAGCTTCTTCTCGACTGCGCTGTTCCATGTGCTCGGTGTCGCGATGCCGGAGAGGGCCGGACGTGCGTCGCCGGGCGGATCGTCTCCGACGCGCGGGTTGTTCACCTTGAAGAAGGTGGTCCAGTAGAGACCGATGTCGCGTCGGACGAAGTCCGGCACGTACGCCGAGCTCGTGTCGAGAGTGCGGTAGTCCGCCGTTGCACCTGACAGCGTGTGCGTCGTGACTGAGCGGCAGATGAGCGCCTGCGAACCGGTTGGGCTCGTGTACACGGCAGTGAGGCCGTTGTTGACCGCGCTTTGGAGCGTGGCGTTCGACGGCCAGTCCGCGCGCTGCGATTGTGGCGCGACGTTGACGAGCAATGCGTCGTCGTAGCCTGCGCATGGATCGGTCTGCTCAGTCGCAGTGCGGAGTGCAGCGAAGTATGCGGCCATCTCGGCGGGGTAGGTCTCGCCGTTGAGGTACCAGAGCAACTGCATGCGTTGGCTGTTCATCGTCACGGTCGCGAGGGTCGTCGCTGCGGAGAGCGAGGAGTTCACGCCGCCGATCCAGTGCTGCAGGATGTTCTGCGTTGGACCCGCTTGGGAGTTGAGCTGCGTGAGCCAGAGCCCGAGGCTGGTCGAATCGTTCTCCGCGCAGCAGATGCGATCGTACTGTTGGGGGAGCAACACGCCGAGCAGCGTTGCAACCGATTCGGTGCCGGTCCCTTGAGCGAACGATGCGACGCCGCCCGTGAGGAGCTGACCCCAGCACGTCCAAGTGATCTGGTTGGCACCAGGGTTGTCGATGACGGTCGAACCCAACGTGGTTGGCCACGTCGGTTGTGTGACCGGTGCCGAGGTGCCCGTGCCAGCGATGGCGGTGGCCTTGTAGTAGAAGCCGTTCGCAACGGTCGGGACGACGAACGAGTTCAGGGCGTATGGTGTTGCAGCCACCCACGCTGAGCCAGTTGTCGTCGCAACGAATCCGCTCGGGACTTGCGTGACGTCCTGCACGAAGAGGTACTGGTTGCCGCGTGCACCCTTGCTCTTGATGGAGAGGGTGACGGTGCCGGAGACGTTCGCTGCCGTGCAGGGGCGACGCGGATCTGAGTTGAGCGTCGAAGCGAGGTTCGCAGCGAACGTCGAAGGCGTGTCGCTTGCTGCGATGACCTGTTGGATGACTTCACCGTTGAAGCGGCACGTGTACGTACCTGCGATCGACCACGTACCGGAGAAGGTGATGACGAACGTGGATGCGACTGCGCCACCTGCTTCAGCGACGGGTGCCGCTTTGATGGTGACACCGGGCACTTTGAGGCCGGCCAGGCACATGCGCTCGATCTCCGCACCTTGACCGAGGTAGTTGTCGGCATCGGTGACAGAGAGAACGTTGACGACGTCTTGGTTCGGAACGCTCGTTCCTGCGGTCAGCTTGGTGCCAACCATGAGCAGGATGAGCGGGATGGATGCAGCGCTGATCGCGCCAGCTCCGTACACGGTCTCGCCGTAGAAGCCGGGGACGCGGTTGTTGCTCGCGAACCCGACGATGCTGATCGGATTTCCCATCAGCTACCTCCCTTGGGGGCTTCGGCGGGTTTGGCAGCCGCCTTCTTCGCTTCAGCAGCTTTTGCAGCCGCATCCGCAGCATCTTTGGCCTTCTTTTCGATCGCTTCTTTCGCCTTCTTGCGCCGTTCGATCGCATCCTTCATCGGACCGAACGAGTGCGCGAGCAGGGGCTTGGTGAAGTCGTCGTCGTGCTCTTCGTGCGCGAGGATCTTCAGCTGACCGAGCGCAGCATCTTTGGCTGCTTCGAGTGCTGCACTGGGCTCGACGAAGTTGTCTTCAATCGCGTTGGTGTTGGCCATCTTCGCCGTGGCGAAGTCGGCTGCGATGAGCTCACCGCGACGAATTGCGTTGAGGTAGTACGCGCTGGCGGGCAACCGCACGGGCTCGTCGTCGTACACGACGTGGTTCGCCTGCAGCATCTCACCGCGTGCATCTCCGGGCTCGTACTGCTCGAGCACGACATGACCGATGCGCGCACCGACGAACCCGCGATCGGGGTTGTGGTCGACGGGGTCCCACGGGCAGATCGCCGATGGGCGACCCTCGTGATCGATGTGATGGTACGGGTTCGGATGAACCAGTACGAACTTGGGCTTCGGCATCGCTGTCCTCGCGTGCGGGTGGCTTATTGGTAGAGAGCGGTCTCGGTGATGAGCGTTCCGAGTCCGGTGCCCTGGTCGGGCGACGTGATGGTTGCGCCAATGAAGTTGTTGGGCGCGGTGGACGCGAGGTTGATGTCGACGGTGAGCTTCTCCTCGACGAAGAAGGTCATCTCGAGCATGTCGAAGAGGGCGGGAGCTCCAGCGCCTTTGGCACCGCCGTCTGTGGCCATACGATCGATGCGCAGTGCAGCGCGGCGTGCTTTTTGGAGATTGAAGATCGTCCAGCCAGCCCAGACGTCGAGAAGCGAGCCGTACGTTGCAGCTTGAGGGTTGGGATCGCTCGGCACGACCCACGACGGATCACGACCGCGCTCGATTGCTTCGTCGAGCACCTTCACGATCGCGTTGATGATCTGCCAGCGGTTGCGTTTGGTGTCCTGCGGTGCAGGAGGCATCACCCAGTAGGCCTTCAGGAGGCCGTGCGACATGCGGTACTCGTCGGCGATGAACTCGGCGTTGTCGACGAGGTTCTCATCGCGAAAGACGTAGAGCGCGGGAAGTGCTTGGCGCTTGAAGACTTCCTCTTTTGGGTTGTGCACGAATACTGCGCTCACGATGTTTGGAGCGGTCGGCTGCGTCGTAACGCTCGCCCATGCGGCTTGGCAGTAGGTGTTCATCACAGTCTTGATGAAGTCCGCGACGTACCCGAGCAGCGGATCGCCGACGGCCATGACCGGCGGGAACGCACCTGCGGGCACTTGCACCGGGACGGTGACTGCGCCGTAGTTGTCCGCCATCGTGACCTCTTAGCGATTGATGCGTTCGGCGAACCCGTCGATGCTCTGATCGACGCGACCGTCGAGGACTGCTTCGGCGGTCTCGATCGCCTCGGGCGTGAAGTCGAAGGCGCCGTCGCTCACTTCAGTCACGAAGGACGCGTAGTCCTTGTTCCACACCATCTCGGCTTGGATCTCGTTGCCGACGGTCTCAGCTCGTGTCGCTCGTGCGGTCTCGGTGAGTTGGTAGGTGCGATCGGTGTATGGATGCGAGTCTTGCGCGGCCTTGATGCCGTCGCTCGCTGCCTCAGTGACAGCACGCGCGACGTTGGTGAGGAGGTCGCGATGTGCAAGCTCCCAGTCGCGCTCGAGGTCCTCGAGGCCTTCGATCTCGATGGTGAACTCGAGGTCGGCCATGGCTCACGTGAAGTGGAGGTTGAGGGTCTCGATTGCTGCAGCGTTGATCACGAAGCTCGCGACTCCTGAGCCCAGCGCGAAGTAACTCGGGGCTGCCTGCGCCATCGCGACACCGGTGTCTCCGTTGACACCCTTGAAAGTCTTGTTGTTGGTGCTGCCCGTTGGAGGGCAAATCAACACCCCCGTTGCTCCAGATGGCACGGCAATTGTGTTGTTGCCCGCGGAGAGCGTCACGCTCTGCGGACCTGAGGTTGGAGCAGCTTGGTTTTGTATCGGTGAGGTTGGTGGCGTGAACGTCGTTGATACGCCGTCGCCTTGCACAGTGGCAGAGAGGGTGACCGTGGAGAGCTTCGCCATGGCTAAAAGTCTCCGCCGTTGGAGGTGCCGTCGGGACTGTCGACGATCATGCGCGGACCGGCGGAGTAGACGATCGCTCCGACGTTCTTTGGCTTGATGTTCGCTGCCCAGTCCGGGAGCTGCTGCAGCGCGTCGGCGACTCGCTCCATGAGGGCGAGAGCGCGCTCGTATTGCGATGCCGCGTTGTAGTTCTGACCGAACGTCCGGACGTAGTCGGGGTGTCGCTCGAACGCGAAGGCCTTCGCGAACTCAATCGCTGCTTCGACCACGAGCGCCGGTGGAGTTCCTTGGATGGGAAACGGACCGGTAAACGTGCGCGCGAGGAAAGAGTCGACGTTGGCACACGCGCGCGTGAGCACTGCCGCCAGCGCGACAGAGCTCACGACGCCCGTGTTGGTATCATCGAAGAGTGCGAGAACGGTCTGGGGAGAAAGGGCGCTCTCCAAGTCGGTTTGAGCGATGTAGAGCGCCATGTCACCTCACTCGAGGACGGGATCGCTCGCGAGCATCTCGAGCATCTCGTTCTTGAGCTTCTCGGCTTCGACGCGCGCTTCATACGCTTCCTCGGTCTCGATCGGCGGCGCATCTGCTCGCGCGACCCGACCGGCCTTCACGGCTTGCTGGTGCAGGCGCAGGATCGAGAGAGCCTCGTCGTGCGTGAGTTTGACCATCTTGCCGCCGATGGTCTCGCCGTGCTTGCCCACGACACCATCACCGTCACCGTCGCGTTTGCCGTGCGTGACTCGATACCCCTCACGGACACGGTACATGCCCGCGAAGTTGGGGGTGGATTTCTTGGGCGCGAGCTTGGGCTCGACGCGCTCGACCTGCGCAGTTGCTTGTTCGCTCATGACTGTTTCTCCTGATGTGACTCCGCCGGCTCGGTGGCCAGGGGTGCGTCGACTGGCTCGACCGTCGGAGCGGGAGCAGGGTCGATGGGTTCGAGCGTGACGACGGGATCGAGTTCCACAGGAGGCAATTGCTCTCCGTGCCCGACAGGTCCGTCGGTCTCCTCGATGGTGCCTTTGATGTCTTCGGGTGGTGCGGGCTCCGTGTCTGCGACGGCAAGCGTTGCTTCCACGGGTACCTCGGACTCGACACACTCGACGGCGCCGAGCTCCAAGAAGCGCTTTGCGTCGACATGACCGAGCACCACCTCGCTCCCAGGCGGCATTTGGCCACTTGGGAGCGAGAGGTTGAAGCCGGGGCGAGCGCGATAGCGTCCGCCGAGGTCGCTCACTGGTGAGCTCCAACTGCGAGGCCGGAGACGACCGTTGAGGTCATCACTTCGGCGTCGTTGTGCGTGACGACGATCTGCGTTCCGCCGCGCGGCCCGCGGTACGGGTTGAAGAACGATCGCACGATGAAGCCGCCCTGCACGACTGCGTCGCCGACGTTTCCGCCGTTCCAGCGGAACGTGTAGCTCGGCGCGATGTCTTGGCCGTCCTTCGGTGCACCGTTTGGAGGCATGTGCAGAAGGATGACGTCGCCGCCCCAGATGTAGGAGTACGCGCCGGTCGTGTCCTTGTACTTGATCGCTGCCACGTTGATGCGCGGCAGACCGAGAAGTGCAGAAAACTGTTGCGCCTGGCCGTTGCTCGAGCCGTCGCTCGGCATGTACGGAATGCCGGGCACGCCCTGCTTGTACGCGACGAACTTTTGGACCGCCGCGTTCTGTGCGAAGTCGTGCCACACCTGCTCGGACATGACGATGTCCGTGACGGGCATGAGCGCGTTCTCGATGAGCGTGAAGAGGTCCTGCACGGGGTTGGAGCCACCGCCGCCGTTCCACTTGTTGCCCGCCGCGATGACGGTCTTGAACGTGTGGTTCGCCTGTGTGCGCAGGAGCGCCTGAACGCGGAACTCTCGCGCGAGCAAGAGGGCGTTCATGATGCGTCGCATCGCTGCGAGCACCGGGTTCAGCGGGGCATCGGCGTTGGCCTGCACCTCGGTCGGGATGAACGCTTGGAGCGCGAAGCCCTGGGTTTGGAAAGGCGCGTTGCTGAGGCGCGGCGAGACTTCCTTGACGTCAGCACCAGGTGCCGTCGCGATGTCCTGAACGAGCTGGAACGCGTCGTCCTGGTTCCACGTCCAGAACTTGTCGCTCGCGTTCGGTACGACGATCGGAGGGGATGCCACGTCGGCAACGCCCATCGCAAGTCGGTAGCCGGCCGCGTAGTTGACGAGCGTCTTGTCGATGTGAACGTCGGCTTGGCCGAGGTCCATGGTGACGAGCTGTCCGCCGCGATCGCGCAGCTTGACAGTGGAGTTGAGGAGGTCGATCTCCTCACCTTGGTACTTGCCGAGGGCGCCGCCGTTGAGGACGTCTCCCTGGACATCGCGGAGCTTGATTTGTGCGAGGCTCATGATGTTGGGGTCCTTCTCAGTTGATGATCAGCCAGTCGACGACTGACGTATCTGCAGCGTTGGCGGTTCCGGCGGCGACCGAGGCTTGCAGGACCATGGTTCCTGCGCCGACGTTGCGCGAAGCAGAAGGAGCCTCGTACACGATGGTGCTCGTGACGGTGCCGCCCTGCGTTTTGCGCGAGACGATGATGATGCTGTTGGCCGTGAGAACGACGTTCGACACGATGACCGAGCCAGCCGCAAGGATGGCCGATCCGCTCTGGCGCTGAGCGCCTCCGAGCATGAGAAGGACGAGCAATTGATCGCCGTCCGCTGCGGTCTGCGAGATGCAGATGCCGAGGGCTGGCGTGTTGCCTTGCGCGAGGCGCACGCGTCCGAGCTTGGTGTTCGCGTTCGAGACTTCGACCCACTGGCCGTACGCGATCGCACCGTCAGCAGTGCACACCGCACCACCGAGGACACGCACGCGTCCGCGACCACCAGCCTTGAGTGTGTCGAGCGTGACGCCGACTGCCATCGGCATTTGCGCCGGTGCAACGGTCGGGAGCACGACACCAGGCGGGTCTTGTGACGTGCCGGTGTTGGAGACGTCGATGAGGACGCCGAGGTTCGCCCCGATGTCCGAGCCGCCGTAGTTCTTGAACGCTACGTCTCCGCCCGGAACGGGAATCGACGTGATCTGGTTCTGGATGGCCATGTCAGCTCCTCACTTCCGCCCTGCGGCAGCTTTGCGCGCGGCATCGGTGCGCTCGCCGATCGCCTTCTTGGTTTTCTTGGTGAGCTTCTCGTAGGCCTTCAGGTTCACCTGCTCCCACGACATGGTCGGGGCCTTCTCTTGGATCTCCTGGCAAAGCTCCTCGATGGAGGGCAGCTCGTCGGTGATGTCCGAGAGACGGATCACGTTCGTGTCCGTGGTGTCCTCGCGCTTGCCCGAGAGATCGCGGAGCAAGTGCGCCTTGTCGGCCGCGACGACGGGGTACATCGCGTCGAACGCCTTGCGATCGTTCTTCGCCCACGAGAGCAAGTGCGGCCGCATCTCCGGCGTCGCGCCCTTCGTGTCCTTGTAGGTCAGAATGGCGCGGTCAACGGCCTCCTCGATTTCTTTCGACTCGATCTCCGCGATCCGAGTCTTGAGCGCAGTGTTCTCCGCTTTGAGCTGCACGACCTCGCCATCCGCAGCGCGGAGCTTGAGCGTGAGCTCGGAGACCTGGCCCTGTGCGTCGCTCAACAGCTTCGCGTGTTCCATGGTTTCGTCCTTCTCGCCGTCTGACGCTCGGGCTGGCGCCACTTCCGTGTTGGAAGCGGGAACTTGGTGGTGCTCGGTGAGCCATGCGCGCGCGGTGTCGATGACATCGCTGGCAGTCGACGTGAGCGTGAGTCGAAGATCCGTGCGCAGTCGCGCGACCTGCTTGTCGGTCGCCGCGTCCAGCGCGGAGAGGCAGGAGGCAGCGCTTGCTTCGTCGGCGAGCTCGAGAGCGTCGGCGATCACTGCAAGAGGTGACTCGGGTTGCGTGTCCTTCGCGGCAAGCGGCGCCATACCGTCGAGGAAGGGTTGATTGGTGAGCCCTGCACTCGTGAGGCGTGCACCGATGGGTTTGCCGCTCACGCGATCGCGCGACCCGAATCGAATCGCCGGCGAGATGTAGCGGTATTGCCCGGTCTTGATGTACTCGCGAGCGGTTGGTTGCCACTCGACGAGACCCCAGAGGTTGCCGTCGGTGCGAACCTCGAGGTCCTTGATCCATCCTTGCGCCGGAGCGCCGAGGACGGGAATGGTGCCTTCGGTGGGGTCCGACTCCGATGCGTGCTCGAAGTCGATCGGGACGAGTTTGTTCTGCGAGTCGCGGAAGTTCGCGATGATCTCGGTGAACACCTGCGCGTTGAGTGCGAAGGGTCCAGCGTGGTGCCCGCGGAACTCGCCGGGCTTGGCGAGCTGAATCCAGACGGGTTTGCCGGCTTCGTCCGCGAGCGCGAGAACGTGTTCGAGCTCGAGGCGGTTGGTGGAGACGCGATCGAGCGTCTCAGCGATGCGCGACTTGCGGCTCATCGCGCTCACCAGTTCTGGACTGACCAGGCGATGACGTCGGTCGTGGTCCCTGTAAGTGCGAGCGTTCCAGTGCCTGCACCTGCAGTGAGCACGCACTTGACCGCTGCCGCAGCCGTCGTGTCCATGCCACCAGGCACCGAGAGCGTGGCGCTACGAACCCAAAGGTTCGAGACGGTCGCGGCGCCGGCGGAGAGTGCCTGAGTGCCGCTCTGCAAGCGAGGCCAGAACGCGAGCGCCGTCGTGGCGATCGTGATGGGCCCGTTCGCGAAGAGCTTCCAAGTCGAGCCACCCCATGCCGTGCCGATAGTGTCGACCGTGACGATCATGCCGCTCACGCCGATGGCGCCGTGCAGCATGTCGGCCGCGCGCTGGAGAATGAATGGCGTAGTCGTCGAGCCGAGTTGGTTCACGACGTAGATGCCGTTGTCGGCACCTGCCGCACCAGCGACGAGCAACACGCGATCGCCCACTGCGAGAGTGACGCCGTCTGGCGCGGCCAGCGCGCCGTTGGCGTTCGCAGTGATGAGGCCGACCGTCGGTTGGTTCGTCGGGTTCGTGTACGTGTACGCGCTCAGCGCGCTCGCGATCACGGCTCGGACTTGGTTGTCCTGTGGCAGGAAATCCGCCACCGCCAACGCGGGCGGGTAGTTCGGCATGTTCTGCTGATTGGGAGTCGCTGCGTTGGGCATGGTTAGCTCACTTGGCGGACTGGTCCTTGCGGGCCGGTCGTTGGTTGGGTGTGGCCTTTGCGTCCTTGCGGTCGCGTGGCGGGTTCTTCGCGGGGTCGGACTTCTTTGGGTCCTTCGCGTCGGGATCGCTTCCGTCGCTCGACCCATCACCGCCGCTCATGTCGGGCACGGGCGCGGCTTTGTAGCGACTGGGGTAGTGCGCGGATGTCGCCGTCGGAGACAGCGGCACGAGGATGCGGGCCTGGTCTTTCGGTGTGACGACCGGATTGGGATTGTTGGGATTGAGTGGAGGCGGATCGTCGGGAGGCGCGAGCACCAGGCCGAGCTTCTCCGCGAGCACGTCGGCATCGACGGGCATGCCATTCGCCGCTGCCTTGGCCGCGAGGTCCATGATGGTCGACGGATCGGGCTCAGCGTCGACGACGACGGTGATGGTGGGTCGCTTGTCGAAGTCGCTCGGGTAGTTGAGTCGAACGATCCAATCGACGATGTCTCGCTGGAAGGTGGACGCGAGCGCGAAGGCGTCGAAGCGCGCGAGCTGGTCGCTACCGCTCTTCGAGACAGCCGCGCGGGCCATCGAGCCGCCCTTGCCGCTCTCGGTCGTGTCGCTCTGTCCGAGGATCGCTTTGGCTTCCTCTCGATTGCAGAGGTCGATCCACTCTGAGTGCGTGATGTTGTGCGCGGACTTGACCTGATCGATGAGGATCTTGATGGAGTCAGGGATCGTCGCGCCTGCGAGAGAACCCGTCCCTAGAGCTCGGAGTGCGTTGTCCGCAGCAGAGATGTCGTTCTCATCGGCCGCGCGCGGAACGCCGTCGCTCTTGGTCGTGTAGGTCGCAGTGGCCCACGGTTTCGCGTAGCGCTCGACGAATTGGGCAGCGCCTCGAGCTCCCATGCCCTTGAGCGCCGACCACATTGCGATCTGACGACCGAGACCTTCGCGCACGGGATAATCCGCGCGGAGCTGCGGCGTGTGCGTGACGAACTTGCCGGGGTAGTCCTTGGCTCGAATGCCGAAGAGCGATTGGGAGGTCTTAGACGTCGCCCAGTTCTGGTCGTACGGGCCGACTTGGCCTTGGTCCCAGATGTGGAGTGCCCACGTCGCGGGGTCGGGGTAGTTGAGTCGGCGAGAGTGGATGAAGTGCAGCCGCGTGGGTGACCAACCATCGCTGTTGTCCCAGGCAGTCTCGCAAGCTCCGACGCCGTAATAGAGCCCTGAGAAGAGCAGTGTTGCGATCGACTGCTGCAAGTCGACGATGCGACGAAAGCGCGTGCGAACTTCATCGCAAATCTTCCGCGCTCGACGGTTGTCCTTGTCGCTCGGCGTGAACTCGATGCGGCAACCTGCGACTGTGAGCACACGTTGGTTGATCAGCGCAAAGGCTGTTGGGTCACGCTCGAGGATCTCGTTGAGCGCGTCGACGTACTCGCGGCGGTAGCCGGTGAGAGCGAGCCTGTAGACCGACGACAGGTACGTCAGCGAGAGGTTGCTGCCGACGATCGTCGGGTACTTGTCGATTAGCGGCCACGGCGCGAGAACAGCGCTCTCTTGCTTGGGCGCTTCGCCGTCGGCGAGCTTGTCTTTCGGCTGCGTCTCGCCTGGTCGCGGTCCCGGTTTGGGTGCGGGCGGACCCGAGTACTCCTTGATGCCGAGGAGGTTGTTGGGGTTTGCCACGGCGGTTTGCTCCCGCCGCGTTGGCGGCAATCAGTCGGGGTTCATTCGAATCCCGTGCTCAGCGAATCGAGGTCGACGGTGCGTGGCGAACCAACGCGTTTTGCGCTGACTCCAGGTCGAAGGTCGGACTCGACCATCAGCTCGAGCAGTCCGTAGACCGTTGCGTCGAGTCGATCGGGGGACTTCATCTTCACACCAGGCTCCCAGCTGCATTGCTGGTCCTCGAGCTTCGCGAGCGTGCCGACGTGGTGCACGCGGCCTTGCTCGTAGAGCGACGCGACGGGCTCAGCGCGCAACTCTTTCCCGCGGTACGCGTGAATGCCTTTGAAGGAGATGTTGGGGTCGATGGACCGGATGGTTCGCTCGACCATCTCGCCGTTGAGATTCATCTCGGCGATCACGCGGTCTGCGCGGTAGTTTCGGTACGCGTCTACGACGATTCGACTCCACTCGCCGAGAGAGAATCGACCCGAGAGGTCGTCGAGCACATAGCCGTGGCCTTGGCGATCGATGCCGACAACAATGATGCCGGTCTCGTCTGCTGTCTCCCGGGTGGAGAACGCGGGGTCGACTGCGACAACGACGCGCCAGATGCCGCGCGCTGCGATGAAGGCTTGGAGGAACTGCTTCTTGAGTTCCTCTTTGGTCGGGATGATGCGCAGCGCATCGATCTGCGACCGCTTGAACAGTGCTCCCGGCGCGTCGTCGAGGACGTCGCCGTCGAGCTCTTGTCGCCCGAGTCGGGTGCCGCCGTAGATCCGCTGGAGATCCTCGATGTACGTTGGTGCGAGGTTCGCTGCGTTGTCGAGTGTGCGGCCGCGCGTGATGAAGCTGCGCGGATCCGAGAGGAGTTCTTTGATTTCGACGGTGGGCCGCGGCGTTGTCGTGATGATTGTCCGCGGGACCAGCTTGCTCTGGACCGAGCGCATGACGAAGCGGACCTGCGCGAGCGCCGAACCGTGCTCGACTCCCTTGCCTGCGAACTTCCACGACGCGAGCTCGTCGAGCCAGGCCGTGTCGATGTTGTTGCCGCGGATGCTGTTGGGGACGTCTGCGCTGAAGGTTGTTGCTGTCGCTCCGGAGGGCCACGTGATGCGGCTCTTGCCCGGCTCGTAGATGGGTTTGTTCCAGGGAGGGGAGATCGCGAGGATCCCGCTCTCGCCCTCGATCATGACGTCGCGAACTTCTTTCGCTGTCCGACCGACGATGATGATGCGACGTGCTCCGAGCTGCACGCGATGGCGGAGCCACTCCGCGCCCGCTCGAGTCTTGCCGAACCCGCGACCCGCGAGAATCGTCCAAGTCGTCCAGCTTCCGATCGGTTCGAGCTGCTCTGCGCGTGCCCAGAACGGCCACACGAACGCGAGCGCGCACCGTTCGATCGGAGTGAGCTTACGAAGGGTTGCTGCTCTTTCCGAGTCGGGCAGCGATGCCAGCCAAGTCGCTAGAGAGCCTTCGCTCGGCTTCGGCGAGAGCGCTGGCGTCATCTGGCTCGTCCACTCCCGCTGCCTTCAGCTTGGCTTCGGTCGCCTTGATCGCGGCAGCGGCGACCTTGGGATACGCCTCCGCAGCACTGAGGTCCTTGAGCGCGCCGTCGTCACCGAGTGCGGCGTTCCGCACGGCGATCGCGACCTTCATCGCGTCGATGGCGATGTTGTCGAGTCGGCGAACGTCCGCGGTGACGGTCTTGGAGAGCTCCTCGCGCGCGACACCTCGCGAGACCTCAGCCCGTTCCGCTCGTCGTTCGCTCAGCCACCGTGCCACTGCGACGTGACCGATTTGGAGGCCGTGCTTCGTGGTGAGGGCCGCTGCGATTTCTCGCGTGCTCTTGCCCTCTCCCGCCAATTGGATGATGTCCGCTTCGTGCGGCTCGCGGATTTTGCCGGGTCGGGCCATCTGTTCCGTCCAATCGGACCACGTATCGAAACGCGTTCTGCTCCCGCGATCGTCGCTGGGCGCCCCTAGAAGATATGGCTAACCGTGTCCTGATGTGACTCGTGTTGTCCCGTTTCGTACTTCGCTTCGGAGGTCTCGCACGTTCGCGGCGACCGCAAGAACTTGCCGTCGCGTCTCTTTCGTTGCGACCTCGCAATTTTCCACGCGTGTCGCGAGTGATTCCACCTCGGCGCGTTCCACGTAGCGGACCGAGAAGAGCCCCGGATGTGCCGCGCGAAGGCGCTCGCGGTTGATGAGCACTCGACGCAGCTTCACCGTCGGTCCGGGCACACGTGTGTACCAATCGCCCCCCATGGCCGCGTGGAGACGAAACAGCAGGCGCGCGACCGTGCGCTTGGGTCGACCGAACTCCATGGCAAGCTCGGCGATGGTGCTCATGTGTGCCGCTCTCGGGATTCTCCCTCTGGGTTTCGTCATGACCGACCTCTGAGGTATGCGTAAAGCTCCTCTCGACGTACGCGTGCCGCTTCTCGTGCAACCTGCTCTCGCGTCTGTCGAAGCGCCTCGTACTCAGCGAGGCTGCGTGTCCACGCGTCTGCGGCCTCGTCGCGCACGTTGACTAGACGCGCCGCGCTCTTGGCAGTCTTGGCGAAGTTGTCGAGCATCTCTATCAGACGGGCTGAACTAGGCTCTTCGTTGTCGCTGACGTAGCGCACGAAGAGCTCGCGTGCGGCCGGCATGTTCACGGCGACCGCGACGAGGCATCGCTCACGCCGGCGGAGCGAGAACACGCTCCGGAGCTGTGGCGTCCACACGTTCGACGACGCGAACGCGGCCTCGGTGACCGCGAACGCCCATGGAGGGAGCTTCGCGACCGTCGGTGTGACGACCTGCTCGAGGGAGAGCTCTTCGCGGTAGCGCAGCGTGCGCTTGGCGAGGTGGAGACCATCAATGCGGGCTTCGTCCCACACGCCTCCGCCCGAGGAGTCGTATTTCTGCGCTCCCATTCCGAGCGCGCTCGCACGTCGCCCGAAGAACCAGCCGAGCTCCGCTTCTGCCTTGTCGCAGTCCATGTGCCTTCTCCTGGAACGGGACCAGCCCGTTCTGATCTCAGACGCGTTCGACGATTTGGATGCCGTGTGCGGTGCCGACTTGAACGCCGCGGACGAAGATGGGGAACTTGCCGATCATGCCAGGCTGCGTCTTGCGCGCCTTCATGATCGTGTCCGCAGTCGCGCGGCGACGTTTGACGTTGTGACGGATGCGTTGGTGCATCCGCAGGCCGTAGAGCGTCGAGTAGCGCTTTCGGTTGAAGTGAGCGCAGAGGAAGCACTCGTGCAGGCCAGTCCAATCGGAGGTGTGGTGGCTCATGCTTCGACCTTTGTGATCACGTGATCGAACGCCTTGTTCCCTGCACGCAGGTCTCCATTTGCCACACGGCTAACATCGACAGCTGCGTCGCACTTCGGACACACGAGCATTCCTCGCGGTCCGCGCGACTCTTTCCACTCCATCTCCGTGCGAGCGTGCACGTAGTACTTCGGTCCACTACAAATGAGGACGCTGTTCACGGCTTTCGCTCCCAGCCCATGACTTCGGCCGCGTCGCACTCGACCTTGTGTGGAGTCGTCGCTTTGTCCTCGTCCTTGACGTTCACGTCTCCGATGCCCAACGCGCCGCACCACGGGCAGACGTGGCCGTAGCCGTCGGCGTACGGCCACTCCGCGTCCGCGATGATCTCTCGCTGCTTCGTACTCGCCGCTTCTGCCAACTCCGCACGCACGCGCAGGTCGTTGATCGATTGGTGTGCTTCGGCGAGCTCCGCTTGCAGCGCGGAGACCATGTCGTTGGACAGCTTGAGGGCTTGCTCGATGTCGTTGGGCATGGGTCCGATGTTAGGTGATCCGAAGTCTTCGGGCTCGTAGACACCGGTCAGCCAGTTCAGACGGCGTTGGCGCACTTCGAATCGCTTCGTCTTGCGGTCGTATGTCGTCTCGAAAACGGTGTTCGCGCCATCGCGACCAGGGAACTCCTCGCAGAGTTGCTTCAGCCGCTCGCCGAGAGCCCGCATTATGACTTCGGGCTCGACGCTCACGGCTTCGACTTCTTCACGAGGTCACCGAGACACAGCTTCTCCGCGAGCCCATCGATGCACTTCTTCTGCAGCTCGACGGCCTCTTGGAGCAGGCGTCCTTGTCGACTGAGCGCTCCGACAAGCTCGATGCTCACTGGTGGACAGACGTGCTGGTACTGCGAGTTCAACGCGCCGTCGCACTTGGGGCAGTGGCTGGCGTTCATTTGTGTCCGCCGAATTCTCTAGCGGCCGCCATTCCAGGATTGGTGTGTTCTAGTTGCGCTGCTCCTTTGTTCCATCTCGCAAGTCCAGCTTGAATCAGTTCATCGCCAGTGGAGCCGACTCTGGGTGAGGTGAGTTGTCCCTTTCTTGGGAGCACGACGAGTAGATCCCTGGCGGCAGTTGACACTTCGATCATTTGGCTCGCTCGACTTTCTCCACGCCTTCGAGCGTGGCAACCCACTCTCGCAGCACGTCTACGTGGTCCATCTTCCGCTGCTCTTCGTACGTCTCGACGATCGCCGCGTGCATGTCGCCGTTCGCGAGTTGTCCGACCGGCAACCCATCGAGGATGAGAGTGCCCTTCTGCGACTTGGTCGCTGCGATCGAACGTCGAATCGCTTTCTGCGTCGCGCGCTGGACGATGCCGACGATCATCGCTCCGCTCACGACCGCGTCGAGCGACAACCGGTGACGATTCCCGTCCTTGGTCGTCGCCAAGAACAGCGGATACTTCGCCGGCAAGAAGAGTTCTTCTGCGGCCTCGGTCGCGAGCTCGTCCATCGCCGTCTTGCCACCGCGACCCTTGAGCGCGCGATAGAAGATGGCCTCGGCCTCAAGCTCGTTCGGTTGCTTCACGTGCACGCGTGCGTCGATGCGACCGTCTCGGATTACTGCAGGGTCGAGCGTGTCAGGTCGATTCGTTGCCAAGATCACGAACGCTCCGCTCTCGAACATCCCGTCCATCTCCGCGAGGAACTGCGGCACGAGCGTCCGCTCCATACCCTCCCAACGCGTCTCGCCACGCTTGCCGAGTAGAGCGTCTGCCTCGTCGATGAAGATGATCGCTGGATAGCCCGTTCTGGCCTTGTACTCACGGGCTTGCGCGAAGAGCGACCGCACCGCTGCCTCGCTCTCGCCGACGAACTTATTGAGCACGTCAGGTCCCTTGCAGTAGATGAATCCGCCCGCGCGTGCCGACGCTCCGTGGATGAGCGCAAGAGCGGTCGCAGCCGCCTTGCCGAGCATCGTCTTGCCGTTACCGGGCGGTCCATGGAGCAGCACGCCCTTCGGCGCTCGCTGCCCGAACTTCTCGTAGAGTTCTTTGTGCGTGTGCGGATGTTCGATCGCTTCGATGAGCGCGCGCTTCGCCTCTTCGAGACCTCCGATGTCGTCCCAGCAGACGCCGGTCTCCTCGACGACCGTGCGCGACGTGTCGCCGCTGCCGAGGTTCTTCACGATCGCGTTGCCAGTGAAGTCGAGCACCACGCGGTCGCCTGGCTTCGGCGCAGGTGCACGATACGCGACCACCTTGGTCGATCCAGGCACCTCGATCTCCGCAGTTGCGTCGTCGACGATCTGCTTGACGACTACGACCGAACCCACGGCAATCGGCGGATCGAGGATGCCGACGATCTGCTTCGAGTTCCCATGCAGACGCACGGTCTGTCCGCGCTCGACGGTGTGGTGAGTCGGTTTGCGCAGCTCCGCGACCTGCGAGCCCGTGTGCACCACGACGTTCTTCTCCGTGATACCGATCACCACGGCGAAGAGCGCGGGGGTGTCGTTCATCTCCTCGACGCGCGCCTTGAGAAAGCGTACCTCGGCCTCGAGCTGCTGCTCGCGCGTGCCGTGGAACGCTGGGAAGCCCCAGCTCGGTCCTGTCGTGGTGCTGTTCACTTGGCGATCCTCGCGCGCACGGCAGCGTCCTTGCTCTCGAGCAGCTTGCGCAGCGCGACCGTTCGCTCGGCGTTGCGTGGCAGTGTCTGCACCACGTGCTGCGCGAGCTCGGCGTAGACCTTCGACACGCTCTGCAAGTGGTCGGGCAGGTGCTCGAACGTGAAGAATTGCAAGATGGGCTCGGGTTGTGCGACGTCGTTCATGGTGTCCTCCTAGTTGGCAGTCTTGTTGGTCTCTTGGCGCCGTGATGCTCCGTGACGACGAGCGCGCATGGTGCCGAGGTGGTCGATGATTCCCATCAACGCGACACCCACGACGTTCGGCACCACGCGCGACACGACCACCCAGCCGTTCATCGCGATCGTCGCGTGATACGTGCCGTCGTCGAGCGCTGCAAAGGTCGCTTGCACCGCTGAGATGTCGAGTGCGGACTTCATCGTTGCCTTCCCTTCGCTGGTCCCTTGACCTTCGCGGCGTCGATCACGCCTTCGAGCTTCCGAACCCAAACGATCGCGTGCGGGTTGTCGCGATCGAGCTCCATCTCGACGTGCGCTTTCAGCAGCTGGCGATCGTCGTGCCACACGCGTTTGCACTTGGTGATCCCGTCCTCGATGCCCTTGAGGAAGTTGCTCGCGTCTCCACGGAGCGCAGCGCGAAACACGTGGACCTCGATCGCGAGCGGGGTGTTCTTGTCGGGCACCGTCCAACCCTGCTTCGCTGCTGCTGCGAGAGCGCACCAGCCGACGCGCTGCATGTAGTGGTCGGAGTCGGTCGGCGTGTAGTGATGGCCTGCTCCCGAACGCGCTCGGGCAAGCGGAACGGGAACGCCGGGGACCTCGAAGCGGAGTTCGTTGGTCATGCGAGTTGCCCTTCCTTTCGGATCGCCTCGGTGCATCGATGTCGAAGGTGCGCAACCGCCGAGCGCGTGTTCTCGACCTTCCCCTCAAGCACGTCGATGGCGTCGAGAGCGATCTGTCGCCACTCGCCGTGTGCTTTGTACGAGTAGTCGCTGCGCAATCCAAACTCTTTGAGCGCTGCTCCGACTGATGGCTTTGCGCTCTCGCAGAACCGGGTGAACTCGGCTTTGGGAATCTTGGCGAGCTTCTCGGCGTCGCGCGCTCGTCGAGGCGGAATGCCCGCTTCTGTGAGTCGTTCGTTCTTTGACTTCACTGTGGCAACGTGCCGACCGTCGAGCTTTGGAAGCTTGGCGCTGATCTGTCCGATCCGCCGCTCCGCTTGCAGCGAGATGACCTTCGCGTCGCGTGCGAGCTTCTCTCCACCCGCGCGCATGCGCACCCATCGCGAGAACGCTTCCGCCTGTGACTGCACCTCCTGAATCACCATGAGGTTCCGCGTTTCGGAGAGCTTCGTCGCCAAGCTCGACAACGTGTTGAGCGATTCGATCGCGGGTGCGTCGTGCACGACGAGCATGCCAGGCCGCGCGATCACGAGTCGCCTCCGTCTTCGAACTCGCCATCAGTGAGGTTGTCGAACCGAATGCACGACGCGTCGAACCTGCACTTCACGACGCCCGTCGGACCGTTGCGCTGCTTGCCGATGAGCAGTTCCGCGATGCCAGGCTCGTCGCTTTTGTCCTTGGTGTAGTAGTCGTCGCGATAGATGAAAATGATGTTGTCCGCGTCTTGCTCGATTGCGCCGCTCTCGCGCAGGTCGGCGAGCATCGGGCGCTTGTTGGTGCGCGTCTCAACGGCGCGGTTCAACTGCGAGAGCGCAATCACGGGACACGAGAGTTCCTTCGCCAGGCTCTTGAGCGCACGGGAGATCGCCGAGACCTCCTGCTCGCGATTGTCGCCGGGTCCGCTCGCGAGTTGGATGTAGTCGACCACGACGAGGCGGAGCTGCTTGCCGATCTTCACGAGCTCACGCTGCACACGTCGCGCCTTCGCTCGCATCATCTGCACGGTCTGTCCGGCCTCGTCGTCGAGCCAAAAGGGCAGTCCACCAACGGTCGTCACCGACCCTAGAAACGATTCGAACGACTTTGGACCGAGGTTACCGCCGCGCACCGCGGACATCGCCACGCGTGCCTCCGACGCTGCGACGCGCATCGCGATCGACTTGCGCGGCATCTCGAGCGAGAACAGCAGGCCTCCGCCGCCATTGTGGGCGACGGTCACGAGTGCGGTGCAAGCGAGCGCGGTCTTTCCCATTCCGGGGCGTGCCGCGAGGATGGTGAGATCGCCGTCGTGAAGTCCGGTGAGTACGCGATCGAGCCGGTCAATGCCCGTGCGTTCGCCAGTGATTCCACCGGTTGTCTTGCTCGCTCGCAGTGCCTCTTCGAACGCGTCCTTGAGAGCGCCCTTCACGTGCTGCAACGTGTCGCGGTTCTGGCCGTCTGCGAGGTTTGCCATCGCTGCGGCATGCTCGTCGATGAGCTCGAGGCCCGCGCCGCAGTACGCCTCCGCGATCGCGCGTTGGGTCTGCGCGATGAACTCTCGCATGCGTGCGTGGCGCTTCACCGTCTTCGCGTAGACCGGAGCTCGCGTTGGTGCGGGTGCGGCGTCGAGGATCTCCGCGAGGTAGCTCATGCCGCCGACCTGCGCGAGGCGTTCGGAGATCTTCAACGAACCCCCAACCGTCACCATGTCGCACGGGTCGTTTTTCTCGTGCAGCGCAACGACGGCCTCGAAGATTCGTCGGTGCGACTCCGAGAAAAAGTCCTGAGGGCGCAAGATGCCGATGACCTCGTCGACGACGTCGCGGCCGTTCGAGAGCATGACTGCGGACAGCACCGCAGCCTCGGCGTCGAGATCCATCGGCGGAACTTTGTGGTCGATGTTCACGCGGTCCTCTTCGGCGCTTTGAGGGGCTGATAGTTCGGTTGTGGCTCGGCTTTCGGCGGACTGCCGCTCGCTCGGCCGCGCTCACGGGCTTGGATCTTCTTCGCGTCGACGAGCCACTTCTTCCAAGCCTCGAACCAATCGACGGCCATGTGTCCGTGTGCGAGGTGATGGGCTTTGAACTTGGCGAATTCGTCGGGTATTTCCGTGATCGGGATCATCTCTGCGTACGCTGACCACTCAGGGTCCAACACGAGGCGGGGGTCGAGGAAGTCCGGTGCCCGCCCCTCGCGCGCGCGAAGAGCTCCCGAAGGGAGATCTCTCTTATCTTCTCTTCTCTGATCTAGCCGCGTGACATCTTCCGGCGTTACGCGTGACTCGCCGGGACCGTTACGCGTAACGGTCTCGTGACTTACATCGACGTTCGGTTTCTGACGTGCGCGGTGTTCGCGCATGCGGCGAGCGGCGGTTTCGTCCACCGAGTTCCACTTGTCCCACGCTGTCACGACGAGACGTCGAGCCCCAGGCTCACCCTCGAAGCACACCATGGAGAACGCTTCGCTCGCGAGGTCCTGCAGCGCAGTCGCGACCTCTTTGCGATTGCCACCAAGGATGTCGTGCACCGCGTCGACGTCCTCGAGGCCTCGCGCGAGCTCGATCACTCCACGACCGGGACGCGCCTCGTGCGCGAGCTCGAGGTAGACAAACCTCGACGCTCGCGAGAGACCGCGCTTGCTGCCCTTGCGCAGCTCGCCGTGGAACTTGATCCAACTCACGCCGCAGGACCTGTGACGACATCGAGGACTGCCAAGTCGAAGTTGCCCGCGGTGGCCTCCCAGCGACCATCTACGAGCAGTTGGAACCACTCGCAGTGAACGTGGCTCTCGTCCTCCTTGGCCTCGACTGCGATCGTCATCAGCGGCCCGCCAGACTTCAGCCGCACGACCATCCCAGGCTTGAACTCGTTGCTCATGGCTTCACGTACTCCTCGTCGGTGGGTGCACTGCCTTCGGTTGCCGCCGCGTCGCGCTCAGCACGCGCCTTCGCAGCAGCGGCTTCCTTCGCCTTCTCGGCATCGCGAGCGGCGCGCATCTTGTCCCAACGCTTGTTGAGCCGCTTGCGCTTGCGATCAATCCGCCAACGCCGCTGCTCGACCTCGAGCGGCGCCATGTTGTAGCCAGGTCCGCCACCCTTGACTGGTTGCGGATCCGTCTCACCACTCGCACGACGATCGGCAGCAGCAAGTGCGTGATGGATCTGCTCACGAACGAGGGGGGTGCCCTCGCTCACGATGAACCGTGCCCGCGATCGCTCAGCCTGCTTTTGTTGCTTGCGAGTCGTCTTCGTGTACGCCATCGGCGCCTCCTCAGGTCTGAATCGAGGGTGACCACTCTTCGCCGCGCAGGCCGAAGGTGGACGCCACTGCGTTCTTGCAGGTGAGCTTCTGGGGCATCCCGAAATTGTCTTCGTGGATGGGTCTCAACTGCGGATGGCAGACAAGCCCGTAGTCCTTGCGCGTGCCGTCGGGCTCGAGCGTTGAGTTCTTCACGAGACACACGAGCAGGTCGGGAACACCCTCGCCGACGTGCCGACGAACGAGCTTGCGCGGCAGACCGAGCTCGTCGATATCGGAGTCGATCACCTCAGCATCGGCGACGTAGCGATCGATTCCCATGAGCGCCACCATCGCGCGGCGCACCTCAGCGTTCCTCTCTGCAGCGATGCGCTCGACAGTGATGTTCTCGGGCGACTCGATGACGTCCTTCGGAAGTCGCACGCCGTGCCAGAGGTGCAGACCCCAACCATCGGGCCACTCGATTGCGTGACCAGACGACGAATGGAGACGACCTTGCTCATCTCGATTGATGGTGCGAGGTCGCTCGCAGACGATGCAAAAGTCCTTGAATGGCCACCACCAACCAGCGGACTCACACACGTCGGAGAGGGCCGCGAGCTTGTCCTTGGTTTGCTCTTCGAGATCGAGTCCACCGATCTCCGTCATGAAGGTGCAGAACGCAGGAAGCGCAGCCCAAAGCGATCCGCCTCGGTAGTAGAACCAAGATCTCCCCAGTTGAGATCGGACCGCCGAATAGACCGCCGAATAGACCGCCAAATCGACCGCCGAATCGACCGCCGAATAGACCGCCGAATCGACCGCCGAATCGACCGCCGAATAGACCGCCGAATAGACCGCCGAATCGACCGCCGAATCGACCGCCGAATCGACCGCCGAATCGACCGCCAAATCGACCGCCAAATCGACCGCCGAATCGACCGCCGAATCGACCGCCGAATAGACCGCCGAATCGACCGCCGAATAGACCGCCGAATAGACCGCCGAATCGACCGCCGAATAGACCGCCGAATCGACCGCCGATCGGACCGCCGAATCGACCGCCGCTTTCCTAACGGCTTCCGGATCTGCACCTTTTCCCGTGCGAAGTTGCTCGATCACGAACGCAGCAAGCGGTGCCGCGAACGCTCCGACGATCGGCGAGTTCACCCAGATGATCTTCTTCGGTTCCTCGAGTCGAGTCGCTCGGTAGCAGGCCCGGATGCCGCGCTCCGCGCGCGCACGGTCGGCAGGCTCGGTGGACAGCCCGATCTTGATCCACTTGTCGCGCCAAGTCGTGAGTTGCGCCTTCTGCTCTGGCGTGAGCTTCTCGAGGCGCTTCACCTTGCCCTCAGTCAGCGACTGCACGAGACGCCTCCTGCTCCCACGCGTACTCGCGCTGGATGCGCACCACGTAGTTCCCCGGCGCGAGCGGAATCGTCGCGTGCTCCTCGTGCGTCAGGAAGGCCTCGCCGGCGACGGTGAGATACCGATCGCCCGCTGTACCCTGCGAGAGCAGGCACACGCCTGGATCGCTGCACCGGTGTGCGTGTCCCGTGACCTTGCCGTAGGCCAAGATGACGTCTCCGCCATCACGCTCCACGGGCTTCGCTTCCGCTGGAATCTCGTCGGTGCTCATCACGAGCACGTCGCCCTGTCGAAGAATCATCATGGTCGGTCTCCTTGGTTGAAGCGGGAAGTCAGGCAGCGCTCTCGCGCAGCGACGGGATCACAACTCGAGTCATGGTCTCGTCGCGGACAACGACTCCTGCACCAGTGATGCGGTGGTGCTCTCGTGCACAGACGAAGGTGCAGAAGGCGAGAGGCTCAGGGTCGGGAGTGAAGTGGGGATGGGAGAGTGCGCAGCCGCAGCGCGCACACCGGTTCGTTTTGGTCGTGGTTGACATGGGTCCTTCTCTTTCGGCGTGCGCCAGTCCCACACCTCGAATCCGGGGCGCAGGCCATACACGCTCAGCATCAGGTCTCGATTGAAGGGTTGTGGCTCGCCCACAAAGGTGAGCCGCCCTCGAAGAGCAACGACGCGGGCGCGCAGGTGCACGTGACGCGCAAACCACGCAGAGCCCACCGACGCGAGCGACAGAACGGCGAGCAGCGAGCCGTCGAGACCACGCTCGAGTGCCTGCGACGCCTTCTCGAACCAGGGCTCGACACCAGCGAACTCGGGATTCAGCCAAAAAACGCCCGGATAGCTCGACGCGATCGCGTTCCAGTCGCGCGTGAGGGAGTCTTCCTCTTTGCTCAGAAAGACGGGCGCCTGCGTGTTCTCCGCCGTCGCGGCAAGGTCGAACGTGAGCTTGCCATAGCGTCTCTCGACAGCCTCGATGAAGCTCGCCGGCGTTTGGTAGTCCTGCTTGCTCACGGAACCTCCATCGCGCGGATCTTCTCAAGCTCCGCATGCAACCGTTCGGTGACCGCGATCGGACCCGACTGCGCGATGAGACGCTTGACCAGCGAGCAGTCCTCTTCGCTCAACGAGACGAGAGAGCGGCTGTGGGGAGCGTGAGCGCTCATCGCCAGCACCGGACCTCGATGATTGCCCAACCGCAGATGCACACGAACGCGATGGCACCTGCGACCATCCCGATGGTGATGGAGCGCAAGGTGTCCAACTCGTCGAGCACGAGAATGGCGAGGCCCACTGCTGCAGTGAGGGCGATCACTTGAGCACCTCTTCGATCTCCACGGCCAACGGGATCGGCACCCCGAGCACGCACTCCATGTCGCGCAGAAAGCCTGCGACCTTGCGAAGCATCACCTCATAGCCAGCAAGGCGCGCAGCGTCGGCCTGTTGAATCTCTTGCGCCGCTGGCGAAAGCGATTGGGCGAAGCAAAACGGACACTCGCCTCCAACGATGTGACGTTTGCATTTGGCGCACGGATGCACCGCGTGCATCTGCAGCATTCCTTGCGAGGGGAGTGCCGCGCCTGGCATCGCAGGTTTCAACATGCAAACGATGCACGATTGACCCTCAGCGAGCATCGCACCGCACGTTGGACACGTTCGCGCGCCACCAGGCATTGGAGCGCCTCCGTATGCAAAGACGCCAGCGTTGCTCACGGCTGCACCGCCACTTCATCGGGCACCGGCACCGCGAGCTCGCGCGACACGTCCGCCTCGTAGAGATCGGCGACATGCGAACGTGCGCAATGTCCGGCGGCGTACTGCCAGAGTGGGTGATTCGGACAGCCATCGATCGCGCGCATCAAGTCGCGCACGGCGAGGTTCGCTTGATCGGAGGGCGTTGCATTCGCTGGCAGTGCCGAGCAGAGACCCTGAAAAGCCCCGCACGCCTTTGCACCCTTCTCACGCGTGCAGAGCAACGAGCCTGGCTTCATCTTAGGGCAGTCACCTGCGAGCGAGGGTTTGTATCCGGACTCGTGTGCAGCGAGCACGTCGAGATACGCCGCGAATAGGTACGGTGCACCAGTACTCATCGCTGCAGTGACAATCACGTCCACCGCCTTCGACGGCCGCGGGATGGGATACCCGTGACCGTCGAGGATGAGAGCTTGCGCGAGCAACCACGCCTTGAGCGTCGCCGGAGTCACGACTGCCTCACTGGTCGTGCGTTGCTCGCAAATGTGTCACTCGACACACAAAAAAAGGAGACCGTAAGCATCACGACTCCGGTGCGCCGAAGAAGATCGGGAGTTCGGTCTTCGCGCGCACGGAATCGATCGCCTCGTTGAAGGCGTCCTCGAAGATGACATCCGTGCGTTGAAGCTCAACGCTCCACGAGACCGATCCGTTGAAGACGCGGTAACGCAAGCGAACCGGCACTTTGTACGCAGCACCGCTGCGAAACACCGCGAGCTTGAGCAACAGCGCTCCAGGCACTTTGATGGGCGCGCCCGACGTGTCCGAGTGGTCTTCCGAGAAGGAGACCTCACCCTCGCCACTGGTGAGCGAAACCCTGTTCACGACCTTGCGACCGACGTTGATCGCGAGCCCGCGAGACAGCGTCATCAGCCGCGCTGGCGAGGCGTACTCGCAGCCGATCTGCTCGGCGAATGCGAGCGCGCTGGGAGATCCCACCGCTTCCTCTGGCGCCAACACATCGGCGATGCGCGCTTCGACGAACTCGGCGAAGGCCTCCTGCAGCAGGAACTTGCCCGAGACCGCCATCCACGCAAGCCACGCCGGCGAGAGCGGGAACGCGTAGACACCGCGATGCTCACCCCAACGCGGATTCTCGGCGTCGTGGTAGTCGAGGACACTCGTGAGCGTGGGCGCGGTCTGATCAGCATGCGCGAACACCGCCGACCCAGCGTCCTTGAAGCGGTTCGTGTGATCGATGAACGCAGCGAGCGTCTCGAGCTTTGCCGTGCCGCGACGACGACGCGGGAAGGGAAGCGCCTTGTCGATGTACGGGCGCATGTCCTGGCCCTCCAAGCCTTCGGGCAGGACAAGGATGGTGGCCTTCGTGCCGTCGGCCTCGTGCGTGATGAGCCTTGGTTCGAAGTTCTGTTGAGCCGCCTGATAGAGGCTCTCCGTCTCTGAAGTCTGCTTGGGATCCATAGGTCACACGCTCCGCACAGGAGCAGGTTGAACAGGGGCGTCCTTCGGCGCGGCGTCCTGCTTGACGTCGCGGAAGGGCATCTTGGTTTGCTTGGGGTTCTGGACTGAGAGGTTGTTGTCCTCGGTGAGCCAGAAGATGCCGATGCCGCGCTCGGGCTTCGGCGGTGCGACTTTTGTGTCGACCGCGACTGCGACGACGCCACTCGCGTCAATTGCGAACTGAAGGGTGAGCGACATCTTCCCTTTCGCCTTGCCGTGGCGCTTCGCGTGCTCAGCGAGATCGACGAGCAGGCCGTGCATCTCGCGCGAGACCTCTCCGTTGAATTCGCCGTCGCGGATGTTGGTGAGGAACACCGCAAAGTTCCTCGCAGCGTTCTCTTGCTTCTCTTGCTTCTCAGACATCGACTACCTCCTTCACGCACCGTTCAGTTGTGGTTGCATGTGCAACAAATCGACTATTTTATTTCAGGTGAAAGCACGCCTAGTTACGTGCATCCTGCACGCTTGCGACGCTTGACGCGTCAACAGTGGACAAACGAACAAAGACCAGCGCTACGCGTGCACGCAGTGCCGCTTTTGAACGAGCCGATCCACCACTGCTGAGATGCAGGTCCATCAAATCCCCCTACGCGCTGCGCTTGGTCGGTACGGCGTCAACGATGATCGCGGTCATGCTCAGCCAGCGCGACCAGCGCACCGCACCTCCGGTGGCCGTCTCGATCGCACGAGCGAAATCGACGCTGATGCGCTGCCACTGCTCGCCGTTGATCACGCGCTGCACGCGGATCCGGTCGAGGTGGTGCTCTTCGCAGAACGTCGGGATGCTCTTCTTCTGCTTCGTGAGCCAGGTCCGAAGGTCTCTTGCGCCAAGTGTGATGCGTCGCTCTGCCATGGCGACCACAATGGCTTTTATTTGGAACCGTGTCAATTAGAACGTGTGGCACTGCACTTTCCGCAATGAAGGCGATGGATTCCTATCAGGGCATGACGATCGAGCGGCGTGGCCGTGTCGGCATGACGGCTGAAGAAAAGTCGGCGCGTGCGCTGCGCTTCAAGAGCCTGCGTGTCGCGTTGTTTCCGACGCAGCAGGCCTTTGTGGATGCTGCGGGAGAGGTGGAGATCGAGCGCTCCTACCTCTCGAAATTCGAGAACGGCGACAATCTCATCACGACTGGTGACATGCAGGACCGAGTCGCGAAGGTCTTCAAGATCTCCTCGTCGACGCTGCGTGCGTACCTCGATGGCGACCTGCCGATGACCGAGGTGCTCGCCGAACGGCACCGCGTTCCAACGAGTGCTCCGGACGATTCACACTTGCCCGCTGCTCTCGTGAACGCGATCGAGCACCATCCACTCAAACGACACGAACGCTTTCGCGGCGCAGTCGCGGCGGTCTCCGTCCTCCGAAACGAAGCCGGACTCGATAGGTTCACCGAGCAGGCATGGGCGGAGTTGATCGAGAAGACGATTCGAGCGCTTGAATATGGGGAGTTCCAATCGACGCGCACAAGTCAAGACGACTTGGAGAAGAGACCGCGAGGAATTCCAAAGCGTCCACGTTGACGCTGCTCGGCGATGGAGCTTCCATTGCGTGATGGAGGGTGCGGCGCTCGAGGGATTGGCGGAAGCGCTGTATCGCGAGGCCGGTTTCGAACCCGACGAGCCCGAGTCCCCGGTCGCGATCGCGCGGAAGGTGATCGGCGCTGATGCAGTGGAGATCGTACCGCCAGGTGCACTTCGCTTCACGCCCGCGCAGCTCGCTCTCGTGAATGGTCGCTGGCGCATCTTCGTGCGTCGTTCCGAGCCGCAAGCGCTGACGTTCTCGGTCGCGCACGAGCTCGCGCACTGGGCACTTCGACGCGAGGGCTACCAGGGGCAAGACGAAGAGCGGCTCGCGGACTACCTCGGCGCGTGCCTCATCGCACCAGCAGCGGCGTTCGCGCGTGCGGTGAAAGCCGTCGGTGACGACATGGCGGAGCTCTCGGAGATCTTCGGCACGACGCAGTCGCTCGTGGCGCTGCGTTGGGGCGAGCGAACGTCGACGCCGCTTGCGCTCGTGCGGCCTGGTCTCGTGCGCGTCCGCAGCCAGCTCGAGTTTGTGTGGCCTGATGAGCGAACGATCCGACGGTGGGCGCATGGCACTCCACCGAAGGGCCTCGCAAAGACGAAGCTCACCGATGACCCGCGGCGCGTGCTGTTGATGGCCGACGAGCTCGCCGAACTCGGCTAGCCACGCTGCGCGATCGCGCCACCGATGGCGCTGACAAGCGGTTGAGCGGCAGCAGCTGAGGCGTACTTCGCGACCATAAACTCGCGACCGCCGACGTTGATCCACACCGACGGTTGGCTGGCGATCGCCATCTCGATCAGACGCTTCACCAGGATGATGCCGCCCGCGAGGGCGAGAACTAGTCCGAGCAGCACGATGATCGATCCCACGAGGAAGCACGGGACCGACAGCACAACCAAGAGCAGCGGAAACACGACGCTCACCGGCTGCGACGCAACGACGCGCACGCCCCCAATCGACGCCGTTGTCCACGTCCCCTGAGACGTCTGCACGTGCGTCGGAAACACGCTGACCTGATTGTCGGCGAAGAGCGGCGCGGGTTCGTTCATCGACCGCCAAAGTACCGGCTTTCTCGGTCTCCCCACGGACCAAACTTATTTGGAACGTTCTACTTGACACCGTTCGAGGTGGTACGTATTGTTAGTTCATCGGCAGCGTGGTGGCTGCGACGGAGGGTGCGGGGATGGTTCAGGCGTTCGGGTGGTGCGACAAGTGCGGTGCGGATCTGGGCAAGGGCGACGAGGATCAGATCCTCTGCGGCAACTGCCGCCGTCGCGTGTTGCAGCGCAAGCTGCGCACGGCTGAGAAGGAGTACGCGACCACGAGTGACCGCTTGTGTGCGGAGCGCGCGTACCAGGAGATCCGTGAGATCGAGAATCGCCTGAGCGAGGTCGCGTCGTGAAGCGCATCGTCACGCGTCTCGGTTCGACGGTGGTGATCGACGAGACCATCTGCTTCGTTCCGCGCCACGACTACCCAATCGACGTGACGACGCGTGTGAGCGCGTTGCATCCGCACGGTGATGTGATCGAGGCGTGCGCGTTATGGCACTTCGGCAACCGAGCATTTGTATCTGTCGCGTACTCGCACAAGTCCCGCGTCGCTGCCGTGAGGGCCGAAGCGAGTTTGGTCGGTGCCCTCAACACGATGCGCGGACTCGACGTGCTCGGAACCCGGAGGGCAGCATGAGCCTCTGCGCTCGCAACGCTCTCTGCATCTACGAGGAAGGCCACGGGGGAGCGTGCTTCAAGTGGCTCAGAAACCTGCAACCGTCGATCGCCAAGGCGCCCGTGCGCGTCTACGACGTGCCCGCGTTGCAAGCCCACGTGCGCGAGCTGCGTGAGAAGGTCGTCGCTGGCTGCGATCTGCCGGTGAGCGATGACGGCGAGACGCTCTCTCTCGAGGTGGGCAGGCTCCACACGGCGCTCTCGCTCGGTGGGATGGCGCTGCACTTCGCGCGGCGTGAGCTGAAGGTCGAGCCGCTGCCGGCGATGTTGCCTCCTCTTCGGAGGGCCAAGTGAGCCCCGAGATGCTCTGGCTCATGGTGCGTCTGTTCCGCATCGAGCTTTCGCGCGCGTCGAACGACGAGGACGTCGAGCACTTCAAGAACTGCATCGCGCACTGGGAGCTGCGCGCCATCGAATCCGAATTCCCATCAGGAGAATACGCATGATCACGCTCAGAGACTTTGGTTCTGCACTCGCCGCGATCGAAAACTTCCGTCTGGCAGAAGAGAACGACGAGGCGCGCGAATTGCGCGGTGTGCTCGCGATCGACGTGATCACCTACGTTCGGAAGATCATCCACGCGCTCGAACGCACGACTCGCGACGAGTTCTTTGCTGCGACCGCACCGCTGCGCACCATCGAAGAAGCGATGAGTGAGACGACGTTGGATTCGGCGCGCGAGTACATGCTCAAGGCGCTGGGAGAGTTGTCGATCCCTATCGCAGAGGTGTGCTGCGACATCATCGATCCCGTCGCGAGCGTCGAGGTCGCCTCCATACCGGACAGCACGATCGGGTCGCTCCACGACGCGATCTTCTGATCGCCACACTTCGGGCACGCAGCCCGAGGCAGCGCCGCGCGCGGCACCTCCAGATTGCCCCCCCCCAATCTGCCCCGCGCGCGACGTTGCCTTGGTCTGCGTGAAGCACGCACCAACAAGGAGACACTCAGATGGTTCAATCAGTCGAGGGAATGGTGGTCGATCCGGCCACGCCGAGCGCGTACCAAGGCCTCCAACAGCGCGTCTCGCCCGACGCCGCGAAGAAGCGCTTCATGCAGCTTCAAGCGTTCGTGCAGGCGGCGATGGTGAAGGGCGTCGACTACGGCGTGCTCTTCGAGAAGAAGGGCGACAAGGAGGAGAAGCAGGTGCTCTTCCAACCCGGCGCGCAGAAGCTCTGCGAGTTGTATGGCCTCACGTGGAAGTTCACGTGGCGCGAGGCTGTGAAGGACTGGGACAAGGGCTTCTTCTACTTCGAAGCCGAGTGCGTGCTCAGTGACAACGCGACGGGTGCTTGGGTTGGCAACGGCATCGGATCGTGCAACTCGCGCGAGGATCGCTACGCGTATCGCTGGGAGTACCTCGATCGTGTCCCGAAGGGTGTGTCAACGGGGGGACTCAAAACCAAGAACGGACGGGACGGCAAGCCGTTCATGGTGCGGATGCCCAACGAGGACATCTACAGCCTCGTGAATACCCTTGAAAAAATGGCGTGCAAGCGCGCACTCGTGCACGCGGTGCTCGGTGCGACGCGATCATCGGGCCTGTTCGCGCAGGACATCGAGGACATGTCCGACGACTTCTTCACCGAGATCGACGTCACCACGAAGACTGAGGTGGCGACCAAGACCAAGGCGGTTGTGATCCTCGAAGAGATGCTCGCGAAGGCGTTCACTGACGAGGAGTGCAAGGCGGTCGGTCGGCACACCATGGGCGCTGAAGCGATTCAGTCCATCACTGCCGCGGAGCGCGCCGAGCTCACCAAGCAGATCGCCGCGCGTCGCAAGGAGATCAAGGACGGGAAGATCGTGTCGCCGCCCAAATCAGAGGAGAAGGCTGAAGCTGCTGCACCGGTGGCGCCCGCCGCTCCTGCGAGCGAGCCGAAAACCGCCTACAACCCATCGGAGCAGGACGCTCCGCCGCCGGAGGAGTGAGATGCGCGCCTCCGCATCGAAACTGGGATTGCTTCGGTCGTGCGCCTTCTTCGCGCGACCGGAGCTGCCCTGGGACGACTCCTCCGATCCGAGCGGGCAAATGGGCTCGGCATGCCACGACGCCAAGGAATCCTTGCAGAACGGCCGCGAGCCCGACGTCACCGCAATCGCAGCAGCGCGCAACCTCAACGCTCGCCAGACCGAGGCGCTCACCAAGGCGATCCCGATCCTCCGAACACTCGACGTGCCACGAATGGCACTCGCCGAGGTCGCGTTCGCGGTCGACCTCGCAGCGATGACTGGGCGTGAACTCGGACGCTCGATCGGTCGTTTGTACAAGGAGCACGGCCAGACCGACGCAGAGATTGGCGCGACCGCCGACCTCGTGTGGATGCTCGTCGAAGAGAACGACCGCGTCGTCGTGTGCGATCTCAAGACGGGCATGTACGGTCGCGTTTCCGATCACCGCGACCAGCTCATGGCGCAAGCGCTTGGCGCGATGAAGGCCTACGGCGCCGAGAAGGCTCGCCTGATGGTCATCCACGCCCGACCGGGCGAGGAGCCGTCCTACGACTGGAAGGACGTCGAAGACTTCGAGGTCGAAGCATGGGCCATGGAGATGGCTGCGATCGTGGACAAGGTCTCCGAGTCGAAACCGACGCCGGGTGCGCACTGCGCGGACTACTGCCCGGCGCTCGCCGCGTGCCCTGTCGCGCAGCGCGTCGCCGAACTCGTGCCGGTCGATCGGCTCACCGCCAAGCTCCTCGGTCCGATCGCTTCGCCGGCAGAGGCGAGCGCTCGCCTCGCTGTCTGGCCTGCGTTGAAGGAGGCAATGACCTCGTTCGAAGAGGAGTTGAGGCGGTACGCGATCGAACACGAAGGCATCGCGACCGAGGACGGGTTGTGGAAGCAGGTCGACAAGACTGACCGCACGCTCGTGCCGTCGCCTGACGCGATGGCGGTCCTCGTCGAAGAGCTCGGCGAGTTGCACGCGCATACGGCGCTCAAGTTCACGCTCACGCAGACGGCGATCAAGGCAGCGATTGAAGCCGCAGGGCTCGCTCCAGTGAGCGCAGCGATGACGCGAATCATGGGTCGGCTCGACAAGGCTGGAGCCATCGAGAAAACGACAGGCAAGAAGTTCGATTTCGTCAAGAGGGTCGCATGAACACGCAAAGAGACTTGAGCAAGATCCCGGTCATCATCAAATACGGCAGCCACCAAAAGCTCACCGCCAAAGAGAAGAACGGCGAGCTCCAGGCCTGCGTGATGGAGGCGGTCGCCTACGTCGCAGGCGAGCCGTGGAGCGACCATCCGAAGTGCGCGTGCCCAGTCATCACCGCGTTCATGATCCGGTGGAACGACAACCTCCCGAGCGACGAGGACCGGACGCGTCTCCTGCGTCCGCTCATTCCGATCATCGTCGGAACGCGTTCGACGAAGGCCATCGAGAAGCAGCGGGCGTGGATGGCGGTCGATTGGTCCGTTCGCGTGCGGACTCCGAAGATGCTCAGGCTCGCAAAGTTGGACGAGTGGGCCAACAAGCTCGAGGCACTTTCCACCATTGACTCTGATTCTGCTCTGACTGACGCGCGTCAGGTCATCGACGGTGCTCGCCAAGCGGCATGGGACAAGCGAAGCCAACAGCGCGCAGCGATGTTGGCTTCGGTTGGACCATCAGCACACGCCGCCGCCTACGCCGCCGCCTCCGCCTACGCCGCCTACGCCGCCGCCTACGCCGCCGACGCCGCCTACGACGCCGCCGACGCCTCCGCCTACGCCGCCGCCTACGACGCCTACGCCGCCGCCTACGCCGCCTACGCCGCCGCCTACGCCGCCGACGCCGACGCCGCCGACGCCGCCGACGCCGCCGCCGCCGCCGCCTACGCCTACGACGCCTACGCCGCCGCCTACGCCGCCGCCTACGCCGCCTACGCCTACGCCGCCGCCTACAAGAAGGTCTTTGAGGCAGCGAAGGTCGGTGGGTATTCGGAGGCCTATCGGGTCGCCCGAGAGTTGCTCATTCCGATCTT